GGGAGGACCTGATCTTATAGGAGACAGCCAACCGCTACTATCAGATGAGGTTACTCTTACATTTTCTGGATCGACCAGAGTTGCAAAGATTACAGATGTAAGAACTTTGCGTGGCGGTCAGGAATACTTATTCAGAGTTGATGTTATTTTCTAATGACTTTAGTAAACGCAAGAGCAGCATTTGAAACAGCAATCAAAAACGCAGTAACTACTGCTGACAACACAGTGACAGTAGTGTTTGACAATATGCCTTTCACAACTCCAGGTAAAACGAAGAAGTATGTGATGGTAAATTTAGATTTTACTCAATCTACAAATCAATCTCAGGGTGCAGCAGTAGATTATTACGCAGGAACAATAAGATGTGCGATTATGACACCATCTAACAAGGGAAGTGCGGTAGGTGCTGCAATAGCAGAGTCAGTAATTGATGGGCTTACTTCCGTAAATGCTTCTAATTACTCAGATACTTTTTCTGTATCACCCAGAGTAAGTGAAATTAGTGGTCCGTCATCTGTAGTAACAGAAGATCAAAGTCATTTTATGAGCGTAGTAAACTGCGACTTTACAGCCAATGCGTAGAGTAAAAGATCTAAAGCATCTACCAAACGATTTAGCTGGCCTAATTGTAAAAGGCAGAGCAGAAGCAGCATCCGAGATTCATTATTCTCTGCAAAACCGAAGTCCTTGGTTTACTGGAACATTTAATACAGCTTGGCAAATAAAAGGTGCTCCAGTTATTCCATCTATTCCAAGAAAAGATATTGATAATCCTGTATTCACAAGCCGTAAAGCTCCAAAAAGAGAAAAGCCAATATACACTTCTTTAGTTAAATCAGTTTATGTGGGTAATAAAGCCGATTATGCAGGGTTTGTAATTAACAAAGAAAAAAGCCCCTACGAACCAAATCAGATGTATGCCGAGTTATTTAACCAAACAAAAGCAGATGGTTCAAGGTTTAAAACAACCCCTAAACCTAACAATCCTAATTGGTACTTTATTTACTTAGGAGGTAACTTCTTAGAGAAAGATATGAACAAGGGATTTCAGATAGTAGGGTTTAAACCAAAACGTAACTATACAATGCACAAGGGCACGAGTGCTTAAATTTATACTTTAAGTTATACTACAAGAGTAGATACAATTTTTTTATGCCAACAGTAAGAGCAATCGACAAACTAAAGCAAGCCTTTAGTGTTGAAGAACGTAGTAGCTACTCCATTTTTAAGGGAGAAGAACTAATCTTAAAAATATTTTGGTCGCCTCTTACAATAGCTGACAGAGATACCATAAACAGTACATTAATAGCTATGAACAAAGGTAAGGAAGAAGGAAGTCTTGACTTTGCTTTGCAGGTTATTGTTACAAAAGCAGAAGATGACTCAGGTGCAAAGATGTTTACAGCAGCAGATTTACCAGCACTAAGAAGAGAAATACCAATGTCAGTTTTGCTCGACATAATGACTAAAATGCAGGGAGTGGGCGAGGAGGAAAGCCCTGATGCCGTAAAAAGCTAAATTAAAAGAAGATAATTTTATATATTTACAGTTTTTTATCGCAGAAAAACTAGGTTATACCCATCGAGAAATAAGAGAAAAAATGTCAGTCCAAGAATTGTATGCTTGGAACGCTTACTTTACAATTAAAGCTGAAAGAGAAGAAGAAGCCTACGAAAAAGCAAAAAGACAAGCCCAAGTTCGTAAAGTACGCTAAACTTTTAATATCCGTGTATTCTGCAAAAACCAGTGGCATCTGAATATAGCGTAAATATAAAATTAAATACTGCTCAAGTAAAAAGAGATTTAAAAACAATAGGTAAAGAAATAGAGAATGTAGGTAGGAAAAGCAGTGGAAGTAAAAAAAGAATATTAACTACTGATGCAGACGATCAGCTTCTTAGAGATTTAGGAATAAAGACACGAAAATTTGCAAGAACGATAAACCCAATATTGAACAAAGCAGATAAGGTTGCTGCCAAAGGAGGTATGCTTGCTCTTCCTGATAGCAAGATGCTTAACGCACAAGTTAAAGGAATAAAAAGATTAGAAACATCAGCAGACATAGCAGCTAAAAACGCTGAACGAAGAGCTAAAGCAGAGGAAAGATCGGCTAAGTTTGCAACAGAATCAATGAAAGCAAACCAAGCATCAGCTAAAGCTGGAGTTGCTCATGCAAGAAAGTTAGAAAGAATGAGTGGTTTTACGGGATTTTCAGCAGCCCAATACGGACCACAACTTCCAATGCAAGGTCCAAGAATGGCAGGACAGGGTTTTGATCTTACAGGAGCAAGTTCAGCATTAAATTTTGGTAGACGAGGAGAGTTATTAAGAGGACCAGCAGGATCTAATAGATTTAGTCCAAGAAATTTTGCAAGAAGATTTGATACATCAAGTGCGTTAATAAGTGGTGCATTTCCTTTGTTATTTGGTCAAGGTCCAGTTGGTGCTGCTGCTGGTGCATTAGGTGGTGGTATCGGTGGAATGTTCGGAACAATGGGTGGTTTTGCAGGAGGTATTGCAGCTACAGCAATAGTCCAGCAAATTCAAACCGCTTTGAAAGCAATAAGTGATCTTGGTCAAGCTATGGGTCCGTTTACACAAAATACTGAGTCTGTAACAGCAGCAATAGGGTTACAGGGATCAGCAGAAGAAGCAAGAATAAGATTAATAGAACAATCAGAAGGAAAAACAGCAGCCTTCAATGCTTCAATGCAACTGATGGCTAACAGAATTGGACAAGATGGTGTAGATAGTTTGAAAGAGTTTGGCGATACTACTAGATTGATGAATAGTGAGTTTACCCTTGCAATAACAAAAATACAGGCATTTACAGCAGGAATAGCAAACTTTGTTCTTAGAATTACTGGATTACAAGAGAATTTAAATGCAGCAGCAGCCACCAGAACTGTTGCTGATGCAGCAGCAAGAGGAGATGTAGCAGCACAAGATTTAGTTTCTAGAAGAGAGACAATAGAGGGTATGGGCAGTAGAGGAGGAGAGGCAAACAGAAAAGCAGTATTACTGGAACAACTAGAGATTGATGAAAAAATATTTGCAATAATGCAGAATACAACTGTTGAAGCAGATGTAATGACTCAAAAATTTGATGAATTACTCAAGAAAATAACTCAGGAGGAAGAAGAAACAGCAAGAATACTAGAACTTAGAAGAGAAGGATTAAATCCCGAAATTGCTAAAACTATAGCTGGACTAGAAAAAGAAGCAAAAACCAGCAAAGAATCCTTAGATGTAGAAATAGAAAAACTCTTAGAAAAACAAAGACAGGAAGGAATTTTAGGAGAACTAGATCAAACTAGACTTACAACTTTAGAAAGACAAAAAGACGCAATAGATGAGGCTATAGATAGTACAAGAGATCAAGTAGAAGCAACTTATGATTTAAACAAGGCAGCAACAGAAACTTTAGATGCTTTTGAGCAACTTAACAAAACAATCCAAAGCGATATAAAAGATGGGATAAAAGGGTTAATAAAAGGAACTTCTACTTTAGGAGATATGGTAAGCAACATAGCAGACAGATTTTTAGATTTAGCACTGAATCAAGCATTGTTTGGTAATGCAGGGGGAAACATTGTTACTGGAGGCTTATTTAAATTTTTAGGATTTGCAAACGGAGGTAGACCACCAGTAGGTGTACCCTCTGTAGTAGGAGAAAAAGGTCCAGAATTATTTGTTCCCGATAGATCAGGCACTATAATTCCTAATAATCAACTAGGAGGATCCACAACTATTGTAGTAAATGTAGATGCTACTGGATCTAATGTAGAAGGAGATGAACAAGAGGGTAGAGAATTAGGTAAAGCTATATCAGTAGCGGTACAATCAGAATTAATTAAACAGAAAAGACCTGGAGGTTTACTTGCATAATGGCTACTTTCCCATCAATCACACCAACATACGGACAACAAAAGAGATCCGCACCACTAACTAGAACAATTCGTTTTGCTGATGGCTACGAACATAGAATATTATTTGGACTTGCTGCTCATCAAAATCCAAAAGTTTATAATTTTACTTTCAACGTGTCGGAAACAGATGCAGACACAATAGAAGGTTTCCTTGATAGTCGTGCAAATGATAGTGCCAGCTTTACTTTCACTCCACCAGGAGAAGGGTTTACCAAAACAGGAACTTACTCTCAATCAGGAACTACAGTAACAATTACAATCACAAGTCATGGTGTAGCTGTAGGAGATGAACTTACTATTGACTACACTTCTGGATCGGCAACTGATGGTACATTTCTTGTCGCTTCGGTCACTGATTCAAATGTGTTTACTGTTACTGCTGCTGCCAGTGCTACCAATAGTGGTAATGTTTCGATTACTTTATCTGGTGCTGGTCAATATGTTTGCGAAACTTGGTCAAAATCTATACCATATAACAATAGAGCTACG